TTGAACTTTCCAATGGTTCATCAATTAAAGCCGCATCCACATCTGGCGATGCCGGCCGCTCAGAAGCACTATCTCTTTTGGTGCTTGACGAGGCAGCACACATTGAAAACCTCGAAGAACTATGGACAGGTTTGTATCCCACTCTATCAACTGGTGGTCGCTGTATTGCGCTGTCAACCCCTAATGGTGTTGGGAACTGGTTTCATAAAACCTGTATTGATTCTGAAGCCGGCGTAAATAATTTTAATTTGACTACGCTTCAATGGGATGTACACCCAGATAGAGATGAAGAATGGTACAAAAAAGAAACTAGGAATATGTCCAAGCGCCAGATTGCGCAAGAGTTACAATGTAATTTCAACACCTCTGGTGAAACCGTTATTGATCCCACAGATATGGAATGGATGTTATCTCTTCATAGAGAACCCAAATACCGTACAGGTTTTGATCGCAACTTTTGGATTTGGGAAGAATACGATCCCACTTGTAATTATTTGATGGTTGCGGATGTAGCTCGCGGAGATGGCGCAGACTATTCTACGTTTCATATTATCCAACTAGAAACTTTAGAAGTCGTTGGAGAATATCAAGGTAAGGTAACTCCCGATATGTATGCCAATATGTTAAATCAAGTAGGCCGAGAATATGGTGGATGTATGCTGGTGGTTGAAAATAACAGTATTGGATATACGGTGTTAGATAAGCTTATAGAATATGGGTATCCCAATTTATACCATTCGGTTAAATCAACTCACGAATATATTGAGCAACATCAGGCGGAAGTTCGCAACAGCGCAATTGCCGGCTTCTCTACCACGTCAAAGACGCGACCTCTAATTGTTGCGAAATTGGAGGAGTTTATAAGAAATAAACTAATTAAAACATATTCATCGCGACTAACTAATGAATTTAAGACTTTTATATGGAAAAATGGAAAACCACAAGCAATGAAAGGATACCATGATGACTTAATTATGGCTCTCGCAATCGCTTGCTGGGTGAGAGATACGGCATTACAGGTAAATGCAAGGGAACTAAATTATCAAAAAGCATTTGTTGATGCCATAATCACATCCAAAACCACTTTAAATACTCAAATAAAAGGACAAGAAGGGTACAAAAGAGACAATATTTTTGATAAAATGAGTGAAGCTAAAGAGATCTACGATCAATACAAATGGATTATTAAATAATGGCACGCCCCAACAACACACATAAAAGAAATCCCGCGAACTCACAGTCGGGCTTATTTAAAGCGCTTACAAGATTGTTCTCCGGACCAATCATTAACTACCGCTCACAATCTGGGCGGCGCATTAGAAGGCAACATTTAGACAAGTTTTCTTCGAGATTCAGATCGGCATCGGGCCAGCAGTTTAAGAAGTCCCTTTACAATCCTCTTGACTCTATTGCAACAGAAGCAATCGCGAATCAGCGCAGATCTGAGAGATATGTAGATTTTGATCAAATGGAGTATATGCCCGAGATTGCTTCAACTTTGGATATTTATGCTGACGAGATGACAACCTATTCTGATCTTCGTCCGATGCTTAACATCAAATGTCCCAATGAAGAGATTAGAGCAGTTCTATCAATATTATTTGATAGTATTTTAAATCTTAATTATAACTTGTTTGGCTGGAGTCGCACAATGTGTAAATATGGCGACTTCTTTTTATATTTGGATATTGATGAAAAGTATGGCGTCAAGGCCGTTATTGCATTACCTGCGTCCGAAGTTGAAAGGCTGGAAGGTAAAGACTCCACAAATCCAAATTATGTCCAGTATCAGTGGAACTCTGCTGGAATGACTTTTGAAAACTGGCAAATTTGTCATTTTCGCATTCTTGGCAATGATAAATACGCCCCATACGGTTCTTCTATTTTAGAAGCCGCTCGCCGCATCTGGCGCCAGCTTACTCTTATGGAAGATGCAATGATGGCTTATCGTGTTGTTCGCTCTTCAGAACGTCGAGTATTCAAAATTGATGTTGGTGCGATTCCGCCGCAAGATGTTGAACAATATATGGAAAAGATTGTTAGTCAGTTGAAAAGACATTCTGTTGTAGACTCTACGTCTGGCCGCGTCGATCTTCGTTATAACCCAATGAGCATCGAAGAAGATTATTTCATTCCAATCCGTGCAGGTTCGGCAACAGAGATTACTACTTTGGCCGGCGCCACAAATATTACGGCAATTGATGATGTTAAATATCTTCGTGATAAATTGTTTTCTGCCCTCAAGGTTCCTCAAGCATATCTTTCAATGGGCGAGGGCGCAGGAGAAGATAAAACAACTCTTGCAACGAAAGACATTCGATTTTCAAGAACCATTCAAAGACTTCAAAGGGTTATTATTGCAGAGCTAACAAAGATTGGCATTATTCACCTTTATACGCTTGGATTCAGAGGAGATGATTTGTTGGCCTTCTCGTTGTCCTTAAATAACCCATCCAAGATTTCAGAACTTCAAGAGATCGAGCACTGGAAGCAGAAGTTCGATATTGCCGCTTCCGCAACTGAAGGCTTTTTCTCGCGACGTTGGGTTACCGAAAACATTTTTGGAATGTCCCACGAAGAGTTTATTCGTAATCAGCGTGAAATGTATTATGATCGCAAACATGACGCCTCTCTTCAGCAAGTTGCAGAAGCCGCGGCAGCAGCCGAAACCGGTGGTATGATGGGAGGCGAGATGGGAGGCGATCTGGGTGGAGAGCTTGGCGGCGAAGAGCTTGAAGGCGGCCCCGAAGAAATGCCCGCCGGCGCAGCCGAATTACCAGGAGCCGGCGAAGCGGAATCGGCATTACTCGCAGTGCCCCCAGGCTCGCGGAATTCTCCGACAGTTAAGTCGTTACAGCCGCAAGCAAAAGGCAAGAAACATTTCCCCAAGAAGTTTGATGATAGACCAGATGGCGCCAGATCTCGTTCATATGCCGCAAAGTATTCTAAAGAGAAAAGCAGCGCCACAACAAGAAATGTTGTGCCAGGCGCCGAGATAGGCACATTAGCTAAAATGAATGGCCTATCAACGGGGATTTACGAGAACGATCAATCTATTTATAAGTTGAGAGAACAGACGGAAGAAGATAAGTTATTTGAAATAAATGATTCAATCCGAGTTTTGCTTGAGGGATTAGAGAGTAGGAATACATCGGAGCAAGATAATGAAAGCAAGACATAATAAAAAAAGAAATACTGCTTTTGTCTACGAGGCGCTTCTGAGAGAGGCGACTGTTGCCATTTTAAAAAATGAGCACAAAAGAAAAGATAAGGCAATTTCTATTATTAAGAAGCACTTTAAGGCCGGCGCCGTTCTAAGGAAAGATCTTGAATGTTATAGATCTTTATATGAGAATCAAAATCTAGATCGCTTAACCTGCGAAAAGATTCTCAAAGAAGTAAAGATACAAAAAAGATTAATTGACCCCAATGGCCTTTTTAAGCAACAGACAAAATTAATTCACGACGTTAATAAAGAACTGGAGTCATCTATTTTTAATAATTTCGTTCCGAATTATAGAACCCTCGCGACAATCTCACAGATTTTTTCTGATAAGATTTCTCCCAAAAACCAAGTTATCTTGGAAAACGAGATTATTAAGAATATGCTCAATAAGAGCAAGATTATAAACGATGCAGGTCCGATTGACAATATCGTTTATAAGGCTTTTGTTCAGAAGTTCAATAAGAAATATGAAACTGGTTTGCTAAAAGAACAGAAGCAGTTGTTAACATACTACATCGCCTCGTTCGCTGACAACGGCGTTGAATTAAAATTCTACTTGAACGAAGAAATAGCAAGACTGAAAACAGAACTCAAGAAAGCAAAAAAGATTAGTGAAATTGAATTAGATGAAGAAATGACTGAAAAAACTAATCGGGTTATCGAAAAGTTAAATTCTTTTGCAAAGCGGGATATTAACGAGGAACTTTTAACTACAGTTCTTAAAACACAATCATTAGTGAAGGAAATCCACGATGGCGATCACGGTTAAGATTGGTGGTGCTATAAGCAAAACAGTAACTCTTGAGATGGATATCCGCAAGAGTTTATCTGGCGATCTTATGATTTTTGATCACGGAGATATTGATATTGTTTTATCTCCATCAAAAAATAAAGTGGTTGCGTTTCCTAAAGAGACAATGAACGATTTAGTTTATGGAGCACAGAATAGATTGTTTGCCTTTCTTCGCAAAAGAGGGTTGGTGATTCCCGAA